ATGACGCATTCTGGGATAAGATGACGGAGCCAGCTGAATTTCACGATTTTGAGCTGCCGTCAGGAAACGGTGTATACCGTTTTACCGGGTATATTTCATCTGTATCCGATGAATACTCCAAAATTTTGGTGGGAGATTCGCAGTTTAAAGGTTTTACCTGTAAGATGACAGCACAGGCGCCGGCAAGGAGGCCGGGATGACAACAGATTTTTTTGTGAAATATGGACTTTATGACACAACTGCATTGCAGGACGCGAAAGAAAGTTCCGAAACAAATGCGGTTTTTGGAAATATCGGGCTACTCAAATCAAGGAACTGTCCGCCTGATTATGCCACTCTGGAGCACAATTTTTTTGCGCTGGATGGCAGCCTGCACGAGATGCCGGATCATCCAACAGACATCCCGTTTTTTTCCAGCGTACAATCCGGGGCAGATGGGATCTTTGCAAAACAGCCTGTGATCCAGATAGATTTTACAGAAAACCATACTTCGGTCGGATTGACATTCTGTTTTTCTGAAACGTATCCGCTTGAGATGGAAGTGACATGGTATGACCTGAGCGGCACATATAAATCACGGCAGCGCTTTTTCCCGGACAAGCTGGATTATTTTGCTCAAAATCAAGTGGAAGAGTATGGACGGATTGAGATCCGCTTTATTCGCGCCCTGCCGTGGCGCAATGTAAAATTGAACTACATTGAGTACGGCACAACGTATATCTGGGGACCGGAGGTTATAAAAAACGCGAAACTTGTGAATGACACAGATCCGATCAGTAACCAGATCAAGACGGATAAGCTTACCTTTGATTTTGTTGACCCTGATGATACCTTTAACATCGGCAATCCGAATGGATTGCATAAAACCCTGCAGAAAAAACAAAAAATGCTGCCCTATGAGATCGTTGGTGGCGTGGAAATGCCGTTGGGCGTATTTTTTATGGATTCCAACAGCACAACTAAGAATGTCAGCAAAATATCCGCAATCGACTACAAAGGTATGTTGGCAAACGTCGATTTTAAGGACGGGCGAATTTATGCAGGAGAACCGGCGGGAAGCGTGATTGATGAAATCATGAGGGCGGCTGGGATTGTGGACTATACGGTGGACAATGAGGTGGCAAATATGCCACTATATGGAACACTGAAAATCCAATCCTGTCAGAAGGCTCTGAGGGAAGTTCTGTTCGCCTGTGCGGCGATTTCAAACACATCCCGAAAATCTGGCATTGAGATCCGGAAGGCGAACCGAAGAACATCGGTAACGATTCCGCGCAGCCGGAAGTTTTCAACGTCCTTAAAAACAGATCCGTATGTGTCAGATGTGAATGTGAAATACAAGACATGGGTGCTGGATGAAACGGAAAGCGAGATCACGAAAGGAACGTATGGACCAGGCGTGCATACGATTCAGCTTACCAATCCGGCGACTAATATGTCCGCGTCGGCAGGCAGGATCGTCAAGCAGATGCCCTATTATGTTGTGTTGGAAATTGCAGAGGATACCCGCACAGAGGTCACGATCGTGGGTCGAAAGTATGTTGGCGAGGAATTGGCGGTTCTCTCCAGCATTGAGTATATCAAATCCGGAGAGGTGCGGAGCACTAAAACATTTACCGGGACGCTGCTGAATTATGAAAGTGCGCAGAGAGTAGCCGATAACATTCTTGATTATTACCAGCTCCAACAGATCATTCAAACGCGGCATTTGGCGGCGGAAGAAAAAGCGGGGGACTGGGCGGAAGTCGAAAATACCTTGCAAATGCATGGTAATTTTGTCGCCTGTATAGAATCCCTCAGCATTGACCTCACGGGTGGATTTGTGGGTACGGCAAAGTACAGAGGATATTATAAAATAACATCAGAAGATTATTATTCTGGCGAGTTGTATGCTGATGAGGAGGTGGGAATCACCTAATGGAATGGGTATATGACCGGACACAGGAGGATGTGGAGCGGGCAAAACTACTTACGCAAAAATATGCTGCGGGGACAATCACGGAAACGGAGAAAAAAGAATGGGCTGCAGGAATGAAAGGCGCGCTGAATGCTTCAGACCTGAACAGGATTGAAGGGAATATCCGGGAAATCGCTGGAATTTTAGCGATAACTGTAACAACGAAAACGTGGGAAAAGAATCAAATCCCACGAGTAAGTGATTTTAAAAGAATCCGTGATAATGTACAACGCATCCGGGACGCATGGAGTACCTTGAAAGATACCCCAGTTACGCCAGATACGCCGCTGGTTACTTATCAAAAATGGAATGCCATAGAGCGGATTTTACACGATGTCAAATATGTATATGACCGCGTCATGGACAGTTATTATTATTGCGGCGATGAAATCTACGCCGGGGAAGGAATAGGGATTTTATAATGGCAGAGACATGGTTTACGCCAAAAGAGTGGAAAGCCCGTCTTGTGGAATTTGCAGGACGGCGGCTGCTGAGAAATGTTGCAAACGGAGAAACTGTAACATATGACGTATCCCGTAGCGAGGGGCAGGTTTTGCAGGAGGGCGATGCGTTTAACACCAAAAATATGAACGACCTTGAACAGCGAATCTCGAACGGATTTGCGAATGCAAAGACCAATATTGATTCACTCAACGACAATGGTGCGATCAAAGGCATGGACGCTAGAGAGGACGGGGTTTATATCACATACTCCACTGGTGCTGATACAGTAACAAAAAAATTGGGTAAGACAGATCGGCATGTTATTAAATCAGGGGTTGGAAATGGATCGTTTTCTGTTGCCCATATATCCGGCTATGAAAAATTGACTGCAGAGGACTTTGCTTTTGTAGTTACAAATGCCACAACATCAAGCTCACATAGAGATAGCGACTATGGAGGTAGGGCAGCTTATGATCCTGTTGCCACTTGTTCACCTGCCTTGGGATATGATGCGTCAACTGGGACTATTACAATTACCGGATGTGCAGGCAATAAGTCTCAAAACGGACCAGCAAACTCTGTTGAGAACCGAGGGGTAGGATTAACCGGCACAGTGTATTTTTACGGGGATATGTAGAAAAAACCTAAAATACTAACAGAAAAGAGGTAAGAATATGAGAAAAATCGTATTTAAATCTGGCAAAGAATTGGAGATCGATGGAATTACCCAAAGCGGGAAATCCTTGCAAATCTCTATAAAAAGCAGCGATGTGAAAAGCATCATCGGCACGTTTTCTGACCCTGAAAACACGGCTGTGATGCGGTACTATGTAGGAACCGACTTGATGTGCGGGTACGCTGGATTTAAAAAATTCGCCGGGCTGGAATATACGCCTGACGTGATAGCATCCATCAATTACGAGCAGGAGGACGCAACCACAGAAAGCGGGTTTGTGGAATCCCATGTGGCTGTATGTACGGTGCATATGGAAAAAGCTGAAGAAGCAGGGCTGCCGGAGGGACTGACTGATAAAGTCGCAAAACTGGAAAACGATGTGTCCAGCATCACGTCCGGCATCAACGAAGTTAACGGAATCTTGGAGGGCGAATGATATGTTTACGGAAAAAGCGAAAGAAAATCTCCTGGCAATGCTAGAGCAGGCTAAATTCAGCGCTGTGGATAACACGGATGCACAGGCTTTGCTCGTGCCGTCGCTGTACCCTGAATGGGAAGCACTGAAGGACGGAACACATCTGACAAAAGGGAAGCGTTGCACTTATAATAAAGTGCTGTACAATGTCCTGTCTGACCACGATAAACAGAATCAGTGGACTCCGGAAGCGGCACCGTCCCTGTTCGCAAAAGTTCTTATCCCAGACCCAAGCGTAACGCCGGACTGGGAGCAGCCGGGAAGCACAAACGGATATAAAAAAGGCGATAAGGTAAAACACAATAGTAAGGTCTGGGAATCGCTTGTCGATAACAATGTATGGGAGCCTGGAGCTGTAGGAACAGATAGTGTATGGAAAGAAGTACAGGAAGGATAAGGTGATCCGATTATCTCCCGGCGCGGGGTTAAGCGTGATTCTTGGGCGGCTTCGGTCGCCCTATAAAAATAATAAGGAGAGCAGAGCATGAAAAAACTTTTTATTTCACAGCCGATGAAAGGCAAAACAGATGAGGAAATTTTAAAAGAGAGGGAAAAGGCAATCGCCAGCGCAAAGAGAAATTTTGTAGAAGACGAAGAAATAGAGGTTATTGATTCGTTTTTCCAGAGCGCGCCTGCGGATGCGAGACCTTTGTGGTTTTTGGGAAAATCTTTGGAATTGCTTTCGACTGCGGACATTGCGTATTTTGCAAAAGGATGGGAAAACGCAAGAGGCTGCCGCATTGAAAATACCTGTGCCATTGAGTATGGGATTGATGTGATCGAAGATTATACGGAGGACTAAGAGTATGGGAAGCAAAGAGTTTTTAGAAAAAAGTAAACAGGTTGTAGTGGATTATTTCAACAGCCACGCGGACAAAACTGACCAGAAGCAGATTACAGGGGATGACGTATTCGTGGTTTGGTACTGCAAGACGCTTCAGAACCACAAGGCACTGCTGAGCACAACTGTTTCTGACGGTATGTATTACGAAATCACGCATAATGGGGACAAGCAGGAAACGTATGTGGATGCATACAAGAAGTGGGAGAATTTTGTTGTGAGGTAATGCAAATGTGGAAAGGAATTGACGTTTCGGATAATCAAGGCGTGATAGACTGGGAACAGGTTGCAGCGTCAAAAGTTGCATTCGCAATCTTGCGCAGTGTGCGCCGATCAGGCAAAGAAGATCATCAGTTTGCTGCAAATCTGGATGGATGCCGGAAACATGGCATTCCGATGTCAGTTTATAAATATACCTACGCAGCCACGCCGGAAACGGCGCGTGGAGAAGCTCAGCAGGTCGTAGAATTATTACAGTCTCACGGGCTGACCGGAACAATGGTCTGGTGGGATGTAGAGGACAAAGATGTGTTGCATCCGTTGGGCATTAAAAAACTGACAAAGTGCATCAGAGCGGCACAGGAAGTCATCACAACGGCAGGTTACGGATTTGGGCTATATATCGGGCTGTATGTTTATAAGGAGCGCTGGCTTGACTTTGACGCGTTTGCTGGGACACGGCTGTGGGTGGCTCGATACTACAAAGGTTATCGCACGATGCAGTTTGATGACGAGCCGGATCAGGAATACAAGCCCGATGTTGGCAGCGATATATCTGGATGGCAGTACACGAGCTGTGGAGATGTTCCAGGCATCAAGGGAGATGTAGACCTTGACATGGCATATGATGATCCTGCGGCATGGTCGCAGCCTGCGGAAGAGCCGGGAGTGATTTATACCGTATCTGTGGCAGACGTCTGGACACGCGCGCAGGCGGAGGTCATCCAGCAGCAGTTTGCGGCGATGGGAATAAACGGGATTGTCCATA